GTATTCCGCAAGCGTGCGTGGCGGGAAAAAACAGCTGTCATTTTTTAATCTACCTTGCTAACTAAGATAGACACATTGGTGCTACCAGTACCAGTAATTGCCCAAAGTTCTTCGCCATCTTGCAAATCCAAAGTAAGTTTGTCATTGTTATCCAACTTCAAACCATTGCTACTAGTAACCCCGGCGTTGCCCACATATAGCGTGCCGGATTCACAATGCAACCTTACATGTCTTGATACATTATCTACATCAATTACTTTTACTCTAGTTGTTGTTACTGCTACTTGTGATGTCACTATCGCCATTGATCTGTTCCTCACTCTGTAATCTCTTGCGCCTGAAGCGGTCAAAGTCTTTGTGCTGTTTAGCACCTATCCACATCTTGCGTTGGTGTTCCATCTGTACACCTGTATGTGCATATAGTTTATACCCAAAACTCTTAGCCCTAATGCAAAACAGTAAGTCCTCACCAACCCATTCTTTATGCAATGGCATATCCTGATAGAAGCCCCACTTATCACCTTGATGTACCTGGTCGGCTTCTTTAACAAATCTTTCAAACACTGATCTATGGATCAAGATAGCACCTGTACCACACGCATCTATCTCAATCACTGTATCTTCTTCATAGTCATGGATAGCATACAAACCATTATCGGTACCCATCTTGAATATGCAAGGTACAGGTTCAAGGTATAACTCACCGACTTCCCAGCCACCATGCACAACACCTGACACAATAGGCCGCTTATCTTTATCAGCCGCACTAACTAACTTCTTAAAATGATCTACTGTAAATCTTTGATCTGTATCTATCTGCAATAGCCAATCATCTGTTGTTTTCTCTAAGAAGGTTGCAACAATCTGATTGCGTAACCTACTAATAACACCTGATCCTTGTAAAGATATGAATTGACCCAATTGTTTTTGTGATCTTGCCACATCTAAAATGCTTGTCATAAAGTCTGTAACTACATACCCAGGTGATGTGACCCCTATTGTAATTTTCTCTGTATCTTTCAATGCCAACCCTTCGTTAGAAAATGATGCCATGCGGCACACGCATTAGGTACTTGATTGGCTTTATCCACCCATCCATACCGGTTGCCAATATAACGCAATCCCCAATTTATTTGTTTAATTCCATCAACTTTTGATAAGTATGTTGATTTACCCTGGGGTATCCCATAATGACTACCATTTCGGGCTAAAGGGTTGAAATTACTCTCTTTGTTGTATAAATCTATCAGGCAATAAGTCTGCTCTATATTATTTAATGTCATCATAATGTATTGCTTATAGTGTGTAGGTTTGTAATTTGAATCAGATACCGCTCTATCAAAGGCTAATGGGTTAAAAACACATAGAGCAATCCCTAATAGCCAGCACCACGCGAACTCACCCTTGCAGGGTTCGCGTTTTTGCCTTTGGGGCAAATGCTTACTAGAGCCTACATTATCTGTGCAAATCATTTCAGCGTAACTCCTGTATCTATCTCAATATATGAGATGTGATTTACATCACACTAACTTAACTTCTTTTGTGTTCTTGTAATTAAATAACACACATAACAAGATTGACCAGGCATGACCCAGTTACCACATTTACATCTGATTGGTTCGCTCATTGGCTCTCTCTAACAGGACATCAACTAATTCTATGAATGGTCGGCAGTGCCGCTTCTTAACCATGTAAAACTGTTCGGTTATCTCTCTTTGTGAATCATAGTATTCCTGAATACTCCAATCATACTTTGTTGAAACAGGTATCACAAAGATATTGTGGGTAATTTGGCTAATGATTACATAGGCAAATGGCTTGATTATTTTGCTATCAAACCCATAAACCGTATCCACAATTAGGGGATTATGCGGAAAATCATCAACATCTGTAAATGCTCTACTACTACTTTTAACTTCTATCACTAAGTCATCAACAATAATATCCTTCTCATTTTCGGTCATGTCTTTGATCTCATCATGGGTAGTAGCAATGGTAAAGGCCGGTACATCTACCTTTGGCACACCAAAATGTTGCAATAGATCAGCCACATAAAGGTTGTAACCATGACCTTCAGCCATAGCCCTGTGATAATCAAATTTAGTCATTTTTGTAATCTATGTGATTAATGCAACCACAACCGGCGCATTTGCGTACGCCGTTTATGTTTAACATTCTAGGGTCATTGCAAACTTCACAACATTGACTCAATGGCACAATATCTAACTCAACGCCATTTTCAGTAAATGTGGCTCTTACCCCAGTTGGGTCAATCATTTCCATGTCACCCATTGTTTGAATCCGGGTAGTACCACTTGCCATCTTTTGACATGATCGCCCACCTAGCCGCACAACCTTTAGGGCAGGTGTAACCGTAGTAGGGCGTACCCCGGCCTTTGGCAATCCCGGTTTTCAAAACCATTTCGCCATGTTCACAATATTGAACCGCCGGGGTGCTAGTTGCAACCGCATCAACAACTTGATCCATGCTCATTGGTACAGGATTAGATTCCTGTTCAAATGATGTGCGCAATGCTCTTTCCATCAACGCTGACTTTGATCCAGGCCTGCCATAGATAGTTGCAGGCTCAGGTGTAGGTTCAACTGGCCTATCCAATAACTCTGAATCTAAAGATTGTGTTGGTGTTATAGCCCAAGATTGCCGGGCTTTAGCCGCCATCACTTCTTGTTTAGATGCAACGCGCTTTGTAGCAGATTTCATAGCCGCAACTATCGCTCTGCCCCAGGCAGAAGTTTCACAAATCATTAACTCTGATCCGGCGGTCATGCCTTTACCTGGAATTTGTTCCCAGGCAACTGCAACTCCAGGTCGTACATCATGCGGATCACGGTAACAAGCGGCGGTATAAACTACATAAGTTTTACCTTCAACTTGCACAATGTCATAAGGCTTATTGGGATTATACGGTTGCAATGATGCTTCCGGATAGGCTTCTTTTAGTTGGGCTATGCGTTCGGCCACATCAACATAATCATTCATGTTCACTATTTGTTTTCCTTATCCCAAAGGCTAACAACCTTCTCCATTAAATATTCATTGTCGGCTTCAAGCATCTTTTGTCGCATAGATGGATGAGTTCTAACAGTAAATTTCTCCATCTTTACATTTGTTTGTTTTGTATCGGCAATGCCGCGTTTATAGCCACTCTTAAAACCTTTGTCGTAGCCATTTTCAACTGCCACCATCCAGGTGACACCAATTAACAATGCCACCAAAGTAAATAAGGTGATTGTTACTAACCAACCGTATATCTCATAGTTCATATTTCACCGCTTCCTTGAACTTGTCTAACCAATAGGCTTCAACCATTTTGGCTGATAGCCTTCCTCTAACCTGTTTTGCGCCTATTGCTTTTTTGGCGTGTTTGCGGATTAGAGAAGCCTTTACAAAGTGCTTGCCTTTTGCATCAACATAAGCACCTGATTGTTTGTCATATTTAACTAATTCCAAGTCATTACCTTTTCTAATTCAGCCGGTAACTCAACCGGATCAACATCATTTATCACCTGATAAACAGTGCCGTTTGGATGTATAGATGGTGGTAGCACAACATAACCTTTGTGCTTAATATCTATACCTGGTATTAACTTGCCTTTGAATTGCTTTGTTTTATCGGCAAGGTAATAGAAATGATAACCATTATCTGTTTTAACTGTATGCGTATTAGTAGTTACACATATACGGCGATACTGTTCCCATAAAATCCTGGATGAAATATTGCGTATATCAAAATCTAAAACTACAAGATTTGATTGTGCAATGGCTAAACCAATGTTTAAGTCAGGATCATTTTTAAACCAGTTTTTAACAATTGATTTATCGCTACTTGCATCAAGATAGCCATGCCGTAAAAACTTACAAGGCTCTTTAGATTGTGGCTTTAATGGTAAAACCCACCAACCTTTTTCTAAGTAGGCTACGGCGTTCATTTAGCACCACCAAAAGATAGGTGCATGTAATCCCTGGGATGTAACTTTTTATGATAGATAGACCTATCTGAATCATCTGCATGTATATCAAATTGTATTGGAATAATAAATCTAAATTTAGGATCAATTAAAACTTCATTATCCTTAAATAGATTCTGCAATGTAGTATTCATAACCTGTTTTGGCTCTGTCACTTCTAATATGTCAGCCATAATCTTAACGGTTACCCACACACTAACCTTTTGTTTTTTAATCATTAGTTTGCCGACACTTTATTTCTTAAAGATGTGGCCTGGTCAGTATTTAAATAATCATGTATAGAAATAACATCTGACATCATTTTTTCGTTCTTGATAATTTGATCTTTTACATATTCCTGTGCATCTAATTTTGTATCAAACCAAATGACAGTGTCGTATGTTAGAACTGGATTCTTGGTAACTACATAGTATTGATTATTTAACTCATGGTGCTTGATTGTATATTTCATAATTAACCCTTCCTGGTCAATTGCGTTTGTAAATGCAATTAAACACTAGGGGGCTGACAAATGCAATTGCTTCGGGCGGCGTTTCTTGTGATTTACATCACCCAAAGGCTTTACCCATTGCCGTAAAAGACCCATCAGTGTTAAATGGAATCATCTCCACGCTCACATTGCCACGCTTGATATGCACGATCACCGCACCGGCCTGCCAGTTGGCGTAGCCTTTGGTGTAGGACATCTTTTTTAGGTCACAGGTGTGACCACACTCAACCCCTACTAAAACACGCTCTAATCGGCCATTAAAGGCTTCTGAAGCACATGTGTAGCCCAACCTGTGAGTATGCCCCGAAATTACGGAACGCCCCCACCTTTTACTAAGGTTAAGTGCCGTTTGCCCGGCTATGTTGGATATGACCCCTTCATCCCCATGACATAATACAAAGTTAGTGCCAGGTATGGCATAAGGCTGTTTAGCGTAATAAATGCCTAGATCATCAAAGCGCATAAAATTTGCATACTGTAATTCAGGTAATCCCATAAGCCCTGGGATTCGCTGTAAAGATTTGTACAATCTATCGGAATGATTTGATCTACTGACTACATCAGTTTTTAGATCATAAAGAATGTTTTGGCAGGTAGTCCGGTCATCATCTAGGGTTTGCATAAATGATTCGGCTTTACCATCTGCGAACCTAGAGATAGTATTGAAATCCATCTCATCACCAACATTTAGAACTAAATCAAATTTAAAAGCATTAACTAATTTTTTTAGGTTGGTCACCGCTTCTGAAAAATGAAATGGTACTTGCAAATCTGACACCACTAAGTATTTTGCGTTAAATGATTTATCGCGCTTAATCTTCATCCTCATCTTCTGTCGGATCAATTCGGGGAATGATCTCAGTGGGTTGGTTACCTGGATTGATCCAATCAGGCATAGATGCACCTGGTTCTGTAATTAACCAAAATGCAACATCATGGCTGAAACCTGCGGCTTTAGCCGCTTTAAAAATTTCGTTTAATGTTATGTAATGATTTTCTAGTTTGTTCAATGCTTCAGCCTTGCGTGGCGCACGCCGCCTACGCTGTGGTGCTTTTCTAGGTTTTTTAGTAGCCATAGTCACCAATTTTAGATCATACTAATCCGCGAATAGCACGATCAACGCCTTCTTCTAAACTTATTTTTGGCGTGTAGTAATCGCTCATCATGGTTGGGTCACCTACCCGGTAAGGCACACCTGCCGGCTTGTCGGTCAGTATCCTAAAATTTTGAGCCTTCTTTTCATATCCCAGGGTTTTTAATGCTATCTGTGCCAACTCTAAAAAGGTTGTTGCCCGGCCTGTACAAAGATTGACCGTTTGATTGCAATCATTTTTAACCATAGTGATTACCGCATCTACTATGTCATCAATGTGTATAAAGTCCCTAGTAGTGCTTGCCTTGCCCCAAATGTTAAATGGGTTAGCGTTCATAATAGCGCGTTCAATAATTGATGGAAATGGATAATCTAAATCTTGATCTGTGCCATAACCGCTAAATGGTCTAAGGGTTAATACCTTTGTACCTTCTTCACGCAAGTAATTCATTAACATTTCACCGGTCAGTTTTGACCAACCGTAAGACATATCCGGCCTGCCCATCTTATTGAAGTTAATATCTTTTTCTTTTAACTTACGCTTCTTAGATAATGTTTGTAACTCTGTTGGGTATGCGGCTGATGAAGAAAAATAAACAACATAAGGTTGTTCTGTTCGCATAGCCCAGGTTGCAAATTCAGCATCAATGGCTAGATCAACGGCTAATGCCAATGGTTCATTTTCAATCATCATACGGCCACCAACTACGGCGGCTAAATGAATTACAAGATCGTATTGCTTTTTATCTAATTGAAAGAACTTACGACAATCAACACCGTTTTTTAAATCTACTAAAGTTAGATTAGCGTGTGGCAATGCACGCCTAAAAGCACGGCCAACAAAACCATGTGATCCGGTGATCAAAATATTCATCTATATTTTCTTACTAACTCTGCATACTCAGGGCTTGTAAAATATCTTTGTAGTGTTAATAAATCTTGTTCATACCATTTAGGTTGATTTACCCTGGCGTAACCCTCATCCATTTCAGCCTTGCCTGCTATTGGATGTAAATGCTCAATAATTACATCAGGTAAGTATTTTAGGTATTCTAAATCTAGCCCTAATTGCTTTACAAAATTATCAAAAAATAAATGTACACAACCTGGAAATGTCATTCCTTGTAATGCTTCTACTAAATCCCTACTCATACCAAATGCTGTTGGTAAATTAGAACCTTGCAATAAATCATCACCATAAACTATTCCAGTGTTTTGGCCTAACGCCTGAATAAAGGCTTTATCCCAACCCGGCGTTCTAGGAAGGTGATCATCACCCATGAAAACAAAATAATCATATAAAGGGTACTTAGTAATATCCAATAAATGAACCGCACCGGTATTAAGAGATTTAGCACAACCACCTGTTTTATTTTCAGCCGGTAGTTTTTTGTAGTTCTCACTTTTTGCATACTCATCCCATTTTGGATCATCATTATCTATAATTACATATAGATCAGCCTCAGTATTTGTATCTTTAAAAGCCTGTGCCAAGCGTTCGGCATTTTCAGGCCTACCCCTACTAGGTACAACCACACACATCTTCATGGCCATAGGGTAGGGGATCGGGCTGACTTACTTCTTAGATATTAGAATTTGGTACAGCGTGTCTAACTTTTCTTCAATGCGTGCCACGCGGCCTTCTAGGTTATGGCGGCCATTATTATCAGGCTTCAATTCTGATAAATAATGCTTTACTAGCCATCTAACGGTAGCCACCAATGCGCCTAAAATGGTTACGGTAGATACTGCTAAAGCCGCCCAATCGTTCATGGTCATTTACTATTGATTCCAAATGACTTGTCTTTTGGGTCAAAGTATCTAGCCAAAGGTGCAACTAAAGCACCAGCCAAAATTGATAATTCAGGTTTAACATCTGCAATTAACGCCAATACGGTTGTAACGGTAGCCGCCGCAACGCTTCTTAAATATGACTTGATAATCTCTTTTTGCTTTGTAGTTAATTTCATTCTAATCCTAACTCTTTTATTTTGTTTGTAACTTGATTTTGGTTTAAAGCAATTTCAAAGTGCATATCATCTTTACGCTTCTTGTAATTGCCGCCCCAGGTTAAACCATATTTAGTTATGAGTAAGTTAATTATATTACGCTGATCCTTATTAAATGTATTTGACTTGCCCAATGGATGTTTAATTGCATTTAAGTCAATGGCTGTGCCGGATGCGTGATTACTCAAAATTCTATCTGATCCCCTGGTCTGCCTAAAAGCATAACCCCAATCATCTAGTTGGCCTTGATCTATTGGCTCAACTAATTCATGGAAATCTTTGGCAAAACTTACAAGGATTGGTGCAACGGCTTTAGCACAAGCAAACTTAATTTTTGTACCTGGCACTGCAAAAGTTTCAATGCCTAATGCTTTACGATCCTCACTAGCCGGCCAACCATTAGGGCTAGTGAGTTCTCTTATTGTTGCCATTATTTAAATGCTTATGAAAGCAACAACCGGGCTTCTTCTTGCGTAATTCCTAACTTCTTTAACAGTGCAGATTTGGCTGTTGCTTCAGCCATTTCTTTTGCTTCACGCTCTACGCGCTCTGCCTCAGCCGCTAATCTTGCAGTTTCCATATCTGCAATTTCCGCTTCTGTTAATGGCAAAACTTCTGTAATGCCTGTACTGCAATCAACTACAACCTTTGTAGGTGTCTCTGACATTGTCTTTCTCCTTTGTTAAGCGTTGGATATTCCGTATAGATAAAATGATGAGCCTGTGTCAAATGAACCTGCTGCAAGGCTTAACACTAAACTTGATACTGTCGTGGTTTGGGAATACAAACTTGCTACTGCCCCAATGTAAGCAGTAGTCGCATTGTTTTCACCAACACCAAAACTGCCTATTGGCTTATTAGTGGCTACTGTATAATTAGGCAAGTAAAACTCAGCACTACCAAAAGTGCTTGCCGTTTCTGCTGTACTTGGAACAATGTTATTTATTCTCACATATTGACCCGAAGATGTTCCAGATGTTGCCGCTGCTCCGCTACCTTGTAACCAAGTATTAGAACCATCTGAAGTGCTGCCATTTACCGCAAGTAATAAATCTTGGCGACCAGATGCAGACCTTCTAACTGAAACCCTTAAAACCAAATCCGTATAGGTAGCAGGTATTGCCGAAAAGGTAACAGATGCCGCACTTGATGATAAAACATTTGAACTGATTAAAGTATAGGTTGCCATAGTATCTCCTTAGGCTTTCAAAATTCCGTAGAGTGTTGCGGTTGTGCCTACATCAAAATTACCAGCATCTGATAATAATTTAACAGTAGAAATTGCTGTGGCAGACCTATACAAATTGACTAAACAAGAAGTAAATCCACTTCCATTTTTATCAGATGAAGTATTTGATAAAATTGTTTTGAAAGTAGAGCCAGCATAAGAAAATATATCTATCAAAGATAACGCAGGTATTCCACCAGCAGCACCTGAGCCACCAAAACCCATTAAAGCATTTGGGTTGGCAGTAGAACGATTTGAAACAACAGTGCTTCCATTTGCCCTGATTCCTGTGTATGAATACAAACTAGAAATATCATTATTTAATTCTAATAAAACATTTCCATTTGAAGTAGTAAAAAATGTTACGGCTAACCTTAAATCAGTATAACTAGAACTAATGCTACTGAAAGTTATATTTGCCGCCGCACTACCTAAAGTAGTTGTAGCAATTTTATCGTATGTGGTTGCCATATTATCCTTTGATTCCGTAAAGGGCGAAGGTTGTTGCAGTAGTAAAATAATAAGAACTTGACCAAGAGTGAGCATAAAAAGTAAGCGAAGTTATTGTATTAGTATTCATCCATAAACCGCTACGCAATTCAACAAATCCATTTGCACTATTAGTATCGCAACCATCAAAAATGCGAATAGTTTTGTTTTTTGTAGTGCTTGCATAATCTTGTATATCAATAATAGTTACACCCATTATGTTGGTGTAATTTGCTTGTGGAACTCGGCCATAAACCGGTCTGCTATTTGCTGTTCCAGATGCACTGGCAGTAGAACCATCACCGGCAAGTTCGTGATAAGCATAATTGCTGTTGGTACTATCTGCATTTATCTCCATACCGCCAGAACTTATTGATGTATCTGCTATGTTATTTTTTACAATAGCCCTAATTTGTAAATGTTTATAGGTAGCGGGTATTGAACTAAAAGTAATTGTTCCGCTTGAACCTGTGCCAGTAGCACTAGCAATAGATTCGTATGAACTGGTAGAAGCCGCCGCACCACCGCTATCTAATATCCCAAGAATTAAAGACATTAGGAAATGCCACCAACAATGTACCAACTGTCGGTACTGACTTTAATCAAACTTGCCGCTTTGTATTGAGTTGTAATTACTGGGCTTGTTGCCACTGCGCCGGCTGATGCAATAGTTACACCTGCGCCTTGCGTAATAGATACCGTGCCGGCTGATCCTATTTTAATAACATTTACTACTGAGCCAGTAGTCATTGCCACGCTTGAATAAGGTGGAATTGTAATTGTTGTTGCACCTGTATTTGAATAAGTAATAAGTTTATTATCACCATCAGCCAACACCAATGTATCTGAAGTAGTTGTAACGGCTCTAACGCTTAAATTAGCGATAGCGTTCATTTGAGCCGCCGTTAATACCTGACCAACTGAAAATGTTGCCATCTATCTATACTCCCTAATAAGCCAATAAATCTGAATCTAAAATGCCATCTACGGTAGAGTCTAGCAAAAATCCTACGGCAAAAGGTTGGGCGCAAGTAAAATTTACCATGAAACTTTTAGGGGTTATCTGATAGGTGACACCTGCGATTACGCTATCTGTAATCACATTGCCGGCAGGCAGGGTTTGTGTAACCTGTATAGGGTTAAATATGTCTAAGTTCAAAGCCGCAATAACTCTACTAGGATCAGTTTGACCATACGCATCTACGGTTAATGAGTTTAATTGGATATTTACACCCTGTTCTTTTCGGGAAGCAATAATCATTTGTGCTTGATTAAGGGCATCTGCATCTGATTGCATAATCCCTGATCTGACCCGGCTGTGTTGAAAATAATCATCAATGCTTGTTGTATTGCTATCGGTTTGCGCCACGCCGCCGGTTCTTGTAACGGTAACTTTGTTGATCATTTGATAATCTGAAATATCAAACTCAACCGCTTGATAGGTAATTTCACCCGATCCGGGTATATCGCTAAATTTAGTTAATGCATTGCCGGATAAAGTTATGATGTCGGCGCGTGACAAAAATTTTGCATATCCGCGTTCATCAATATAAAACGCACCCAACTCTGTGCCTTCTACAACCTGGCAGGCAGATAACAATGATCGTGATGTGCCATCATCTGCTTGAACTGTTGTAGTTGCGGTAGTAGAAATATCACGCATACCACCTGGCCAATCTCCGGCATCCAATAAACTTGTAATTCTTTGTGCGGTTGTTTGTCCGGCTGTGCCACCTGTAACAGTTGTTAAAGTTGTTAAATTTAATAACTGAAATCCATCAACACAATTTAAAGTAACATAGGCTGGATCAAATCCGGTTGGGCTTTGGTAATTCCATTCTTGTACATAAAATGAACCTAAGTTATATGTTGTGCCACTATATTCAGCCGTAAATTGAATCTTACGCATAGGTTTAATTTTGCCGTATAAACTTGATGAAGTATTGGCAGGATTAAATTGACCAGTTTCATCAACAAATGTGATTCTTGCAGTACCACCTGTAAATGAATCGGCTGATCTGTTAAAAGCACGCCGAATATAACATTGCGTTACATAATCTGTTATATCAACAACATCTGCGGCGGCAGTACCTAAAACTGAATAATCTAAAGGAGTCAAAGCAGAATCTAATACTAAGGCTGGATCAAAAGATGCGCCGTTTGCAAAATCAATTTTTGCTTTAAATATTGCGGCTGGCATTATCTACCTAAATTAGTTAATTGGGTTACCGACCCTGCTCTGTTTAAATTATACAAAGCATCCT